TAAAAATTCATCTTTAAAATTAAAATTAGGAAGCCCTAAGTCTGCTCCTTCAGGTGCAGGGAAGAGACCATCAAAGTCTCCTGCGTTTCTTTGCGTATCAAACCAACTTTCAATACCGTCAAGATTTAAAAAGTCTTCACCTGATCTGCTTGTAATAAAATTGATTAAATCCTCATCAGTAAACGCAAGAGATCCATTGCCTTGCCCTGCAAACTCAGTACCGCCTTTCCCTGCAGGAGATGGATCGACCCGAGCAGGTGGAACGTATTTTTCGTTACCTTGACTTTCTGTTTGCTGTTGCGTAGCGGCCGCATTTAAAAATTCATTAGAGCCTAAGAAGTTATTTAATCGGCCACGAACATCAGGTGGTAGATCCATTAAACTAAAACCTTGGATCTTAGATCTCCAATTCATAAACCCCGAACCCCTAAATCCCATAGGGTTCGACATAGCTGTTTCAATAAATTCTTGTTCTATAGCTGACTTCTCATCTGGTGTCATTTATTGGCCTCTCCATGTCATGTATGCTTCTATTTCTTCGTCTGTAGCATTTGGCCCTAATGCAGTTAGGTAATCCGTAGGAGATTGTCCTTGGGTATTTTGCATCACATTTTCTAACATTGCCTTGTTATGGGTAGGAACTTTTGAATTATCTCCCCATCCACCCTGTGAACTTTTATTTACCCCTGAAGGAACCTGACCTTGAGTGTTCTGTTGATCGACTTCAGTGTAATAATTTTTAGCCTTTCCTTCTTCAGAAGGATTTGGCTTTATTAAATTAATAACATCCTGACGTTGTTGTTCAGGAATAGGAACAGGATTTGACATAGCTTGGAATAAGTTCCCATATTTACCTCTATTTAATATAGGATTTTGCATAGCTTGAGGCTTTTGAACTTTAGGGAGAAGTCCTCCTGACGCTCCCTGCCTTCTTTGTTGTAAAGCACTGGCTAAAGGACTGTTTGCTCTCAACTGATTTAAACTTGGAGCAATCCTTTGTGTGTTTGCATAAGGATTAGTAGGCGTAAAACTTCTTTGAAGAAAACGAGGCAACGAACGCTTCATTCTATTTTGAGTCGCTTGCTGTAAGTTTGCTTTAAAAGGCAAGTCTAAAGCATGGTGATCTCTTTGCATACCTATCTGTTGCATAGCTAACTGGAGATTAGCATCATTAGCTTCGCTTTGAGCTTTTTTGTTGTCTCTATTACCAAACCAATTTATAACTGAGGGCCCAAAAATTGCAACTGCTTCCCAGAAACCCATGTTAAGCCTCCTCTAGTTCAGCAACTTCTTTAGCTTGAGCTTGCAAAACTGTCCTTCTATCGTGCAACTGTTTTAAATCATTTGAACAGTTAAAGACAGATGCTTTTATAGCTTTTAATTGCTGTATTTTTTTATGTTTAATTGTAATAATCATTTTCTCTACTTCTTGTATTGTATTTTCTTCTGTTAGTCCTACTTTAACATGATCCAACTTAGCTTCTGCTAAAGATTCTGCTTGTAGCATTTGTGAAAAACTACTAATTTCAGATTGCATTCTAGAGCATAGTTTTTGAACTCTTTCAAAATCACGCAAATCAATTTCATGTAACTTTTCTTCAAATGTTGGTTCAGCCATTTTTATCTCCTATAAGAAGCTCGTTGTCTAACGTAATCAGTTCGTTTCTCATTAGGTGAAATAGAAACCTCACAAAGGACGATTGCTGTTTCAGCCGATCCGTGAGAAACCGTAATTGCTAACCACCCTGCGGTGTCTGTATCTGTAGCATTTAAACGTATCGTGTATAGCCCATTACCTAACTCAGCCCAAGTTCCATCACTTAAAGAAGCATTTGAAGCACCATTCTTACTCGCTACTATTGTAGGAGAAGTAAGACTTGCAACTCCTGCACTGCTAGAATTAACTAACAATATAGGCACAGTTTGAGTTGCGGTAGATTGTGCTAAATTAACTCCGCTGTATAAGCGATTGTCACTCATTAATTTGTTCTATAATAATGTCAGCACCTTCATTAGCTACCAGTTTAGTTATTTCGTCACTAAACCCCAAGCTACCTAAGATACTGGCAATAACAAGGATTAATACCCTTTTAGTTGCTTTTCTTTCCAGTTTCTTTTTTAGCCACTCCATTGTCGTCCTCGTTTACTTTAATGTTTCCGTTAAGAGCATCTATAGCACCTCTTAGATACATCATTGTCGGATCGTTTTTTAGCATCTGATCAGATCTAGTTTCTGCTTCTTTTTCTAATGCTTTTACTAACATACTGTTAACCATGATATCCCCTTATTTGTGTCCGTTAGGCCCATCTCCGTGAGTCCAAAAGTCTTCAGTTTCTAATTTAGCTAAAGGCTTTTCGATCTTCATAGAAGAAAGCTGTGTGTTAGGTACTGCAAGTTTAGTTCCTCCAGAAATCTTACCTCCTTTGTATGTATAGAGGTAAAATACAGTCCGACTAATTCCTACTCTTGCAACACGACCCGGCCTTCCATCCACAACCACCACATCATCTTCGTTTAACCCCGAACCCATAAACACTTGCAACCCTGCAACTGCAGTGTCTAATTGGCTCTTGAAGAGTAGAAGTAAAAACGCTATTGTGCATATCCAAGCGTATTCACTTATGAAATTTTGCAACCCACTGTCAGCTCCAAACTTATTAAGAGCTTGGACAGCTTCAGTGTCCATTAGTACCGACTAGACTTCATTTTGCTTCGAGCTTTAGGCCCAACTTTCTTTTTTTCTTTAGTCATTTTCATTGTTTTACCAGTTCTTTTAGCTTCTCGTTTGGCGGCTTCTTTGCCTTTTTTATCGTAACCAAACTTCTTTTTACCGACAGTAGGCATAACATTCTCCTTATTTATGATTAGTTGCCTTGTAAATCTCTGCAAAAAAAACAGTCATAACCCAAACAATTAAACCGTAAACAGCTTCATGCTCCCAAAATGTCTGCCACTTTTTGTCGGCTCCATTACGAGCAAAAGGGAAACCGATAGTGTGCCAAAGTTGATATAATATGGTTACACATATAGCAGATCCTCCGCTCCAAGCGGCCGCTTTTTTCCCTTCATCTATTGCTTTTTGTCTTCTACTTAAAGTAACAATACTTCGTTTAGCTGTCTTAAGCTCATCTCTAAGGTCATCACGATCATGTTTATATTCCTTAGTAATAACATTCTCGCTTTTTACAGAAGCTCTTAAAGCGTAAATTTCTTTTACTGCTTGTATGTATAAAATCCTTTGCCTTTCAGCAGAAGGTATTTCTTCTGGTGATGGATATTTATTCACAGTCCCAACCTCCCCAAAACTATTTTAAATCTAACTCTCTAATGTAGGCCTTGTAGCAGGAAAACTTTCAGTGCTTGGCCAATCTCTTAATTTAGTTCTGTATGTCATGTATTTATCTCTTTGTGGATGATCCGACAAAGGGACAATAAAGTCTGTTAATGCTAACTCTTTATTACGCCAATCTTTTTCCCATGCTTGACGTTGGCTATCCGTTATTGCAGGAGGTGTTATTAACTCATATGATCCACCGTCAGAGGTAACTTCTTTTGGGAAATCTTCATTGTCTGCTAATATGTTTTTAGTCGTTCCGTCTGCATATGTAATTTTGTATTCTGGCATTTTATTTTCCTTTTAACCTACAGACAGAGGGAAGATTAAAACTACGCCTCGGCCTCCTCGGCCTCCTTGTGATTCTCCACTTCCAATTTCGTTAGTGCAACCTCCACCGCCACCTCCAAGCGTTGCAAAACCGCCTATAGTGTATGTATGTCCTGCTTTTGTATTCATAATTCCGTTACCCCCTGCAAAAGGGCCAGAAGGAGCTACTTGTTTATACGTTGAGGATCTGTGATGATAATTGCCACCTTCTGAAAACATTTGTTGGTTGTCTCTAAAAGTGTCAATACTATAAGTAGTTCCAGTAGTTCGATTGTTATTACCGCTTATGTTTGCTGTAATATCTCCAAACGGAGCCATAGAGATTGGAGGAGCTTGCACTGAAGAAGCATACATATAATCTGGCTCGGTTGAGCCATAAGTACCTCCCCCCATGGAACCATGCAAATTGCCTCCGTCAGCAAGTGCTTTTTCTTGGTATGCAGAATCATCTGCTAAATTAGCTCCTGCTAAACCTACATCAAACAATCCAACCGACCCACCTCCAGAAACTTTATCATTGGGAGTTGCAATAGAATCTCCTCCCTTGTAATTAGCTATGTTACCGCCTGTAGGAGTGCCTCCTGTTCCTTTAGAAGATCCACTGTTAGAACAAACGCCTCCTCCACCTCCTGTGCCTGTTATTGATATGCTTTCTGCTGAACAAACAAAGGTTGTATTTACTCCTGCGGTTCCATTAGAGTTTCCAACGCCTAAACTGTTTGTTCCTCCTGCTCCGATTGTTATAACATACGTGCTTGAGGCGTTAAGCATAAGTCTACTTATTGCACATCCACCTGCTCCACCTCCTGAAGCTCCGTGACTTGCAGTAGAGGCCGCATTACTTGAACCACCACCTCCTGCTCCGATAACATACACCATAGCCTCGTACGTGACTGTAGGAGTCCAATTTTTTGAAGCAGTAAACATCATCTTTGGAATACCGTCTCCAGAACCTTTATTTGTTCCTAAAAATGCCATTTTATTTTTTAACCTTTCTTTTTACAGGCTCACCCAACCAAAAGTGTCGTTTACAAAAACTAGCTGAACTGCTGAGTTTGTTAATAAAGTTCCATCAGAAGCTACCGAGTCAATGTCTTTACCGTTTCGTCCAACAGTTACGGTACCTGCTCCTACGTTTTTTATTGTTACTGTATTAGTTGGACTCGGAGAAGACGGTAGTGTTACTGTCATTGCTGTTGCTTTGTTGCAAATAACTTGTGCTTTAGTTGCTACAGTTGCAGAGTCCGTAAGGATAGCCCAGTCAGAATAAGCTCCACCTCCTGCATCGCTCCATGATAATGCTCCAGATCCGTCTGTTGTAAGAACTTGATCTGCATCACCATCAGTGTTAGGAAACGTAAGCGTTACATCCCCTGCTAAAGCAGGTGTGGTTAATGTGAGTTTGTGTGCTCCATCATCAGTGTCTTCGTAAATTTCAATTTTACCTGCTGATGTTGCACCATTGCCAACTGCCAACGTACCTGTAACAGTAGTTGCTCCAGAAGCTAAAGCTCCAGTAGTTGTAATTGTTGACGACCCTATATTGATATTGCCAAAACCAGAAGTAATACTTCCAGAGTTAAGAGCACCTGTAGTAACAATAGAGCTACTTCCTGCAACTACAGAATAATCGCTAGTAGCGGCAACTGCCATTGTTCCAAGCCCTAATGACGTTCTTGCGGTAGCTCCGCTTTCAGCAACCCAACCACTTGCCGAACCAACAATAAAATTACCATCTGAATTTGATAAACCTGCAATAGCTGTTAGATCAGCATCTAATGGTTGATAAATTGTCGTTAGGTTTGCACCTCCAACAGTAATAGCATCTGCTTCAAGTGTTCCGTCAATATCAGCATTGCCTGAGATGTCTAATGTAGCACCGTCTAATTCTCCAGAAGCAGTAAGATTAGCAACGCCTGTAACATTGTTTGAGTCATCAATAAGAACAGAAGTTGCTTGTAATGTAGATCCTCCAGTTTCATGTGTTCTTGGAACAGCATTGTCAGTAGACCCTAAAGATCCTCCAAGACTTCCACCTCCAACCGCCGAAACTGCTGTAGTAACGTAAGCTGTTGTAGCTATTTGAGTAGTATTAATACTGCTATCTGCCGTAGGAGCCGTAGGCGTTCCTGTTAACGCAGGACTTGCCAGTTTAGCGTAACTTGTTAGAGCTAAAGCTTCTTGCGGTAGTGAGCCTAAAGAAAATATAATACGTCCAGTAGAAGCGTGATCTACGGTGACAATCCCTACTACCTGAGTAAACTCTGAAGTAGGTTCAGTAAAAGTATAAGCCCCTGCTACAGCAGACAAATAAACAGGAGCACCGACAGCACTTGAAGCTGAAGTGTTTAAGTTGTCTGATTCATAAAACAAAGCAACTGTTCCATCCGCATTGTTTGCTATACTACCTGTAGTAACTCCTTGAGCTAAATACGTAGCTCCTGCACTACTAGCGGCAACTGCTTTACCTATTGTAGGATAATTGTTTGATCCATCGGAGTAAGTCCCACTAAAATAAATTAAACTGTCTGCTCCAATAGTTCCTCCAGAAGCGTTTCGAACTTTAACTCTTACACCTTCAACTCCTGCATGAGTTCGGATGTTATCAGCTCTAAGACCGTTAGTTTGAACATTTACGTAACTAAGTTTTGTAGTATTAGCCCAAGTTGTAATCTCTGTTAAAGGAGTTTCGACATCGCTCCAACTTTGTGGGCTACCATCGGCCCCTGTAATTGTAAGTGAAAGTGTACCCATTATCGCCTATCCTCCACATAGCCTATCATGCTAAATGAATTTGTTTGAAAAGTAGAAGCAATATCTCCATTGTCAAAAAGTTCTATATCAAATTTTCTACCTAATATTCCAAGTTGAGCACGTGTATTTATAAAATCTCCTGCATTCCACAAACTGCCATCTCCCCATTCTCTACCATCCCCCCAATAACCAAATCCGCTTCCTCCAGAAAGATCTATTTCTGAGGTAGCTACAGTTGCTCCACCATCAGCAACAATCTTAATTTTTAAATTATAAATCCCTGAACGAGTGTTTCTTGAATAAATAGATCGTAAAGATTTTATATTGTTACGGATACCATCTTCAAGGCCGTCATAACCATCTCTTCTTGCTAACATCCTAATATTGTAATTTGTGTCTTTAATTTTATCTACAAACTGATTACTTGCGTCCATTTCATAAGCATGTCCATCTTGAGCACATAAACAACGGATAACACCATTTTTATTTGGAATGTGAGTAGTTGGATGTATTCTTGCAGTAAATAAAGTATTTACAGGAAGACGGACAGTATTGCTTACTTTATTTGAACGAATACGCCAGTATGGGTATACATTGTTTGCTCCTTGAGCGTAATTAATTGCACTTGTTATATTACAGCAATATAAAACATCATGCTGAGTGCCTGATTGATTGGAGTAATCATTTGACCGAACTGCAAAACGAACTTCGTCATATTCAGGAACATATACACCTTGGACATCATCATAGCTATCTACGTCTAAGCCTCCTACTCCTTGAAAGTCTTCACCTCTTACAGACCTAACAATAGGAGAAGCAATATTAATAAGTTGAGGGCTATTTTGCCCTTGTTGCATTAACATCATTGGGCCTTCAGCCGTCCAAAACATTGCAATATTAAGTCCAACTTTACCATGCGTTGAAGGAATAGAAACAAAACTTTTATGACTCGTAGGCCCTATTATATTTGAAACTTCATCGTAATCCCAATCTGTAGGAGAAGCCGTTCCCAAATAATAAGATCTAATAAATCGTTTTCCTCCTATAATAAGATTAGACCCTATAGTTCCTAAACAAGAGATTGCATCACCTGAAATGTTACTAATGCTAATAGAATTAGTTCCACTCCAAGCATTAGCCTGTGAGTCTAAAACGTCAGAAAAAAATGCACTGTTTCTATAATTAGCATTCCCTGACAAAATTAATCTATTTGCATAAACCGTTCCAAAAGTGCAAGGATCTGCATAAGTAGAATCACCTACCGCTGTCCAAGAACCAGAACCATCTAAAGCTGAAGTAGAATGTTGCAATCCATTACCATTTATAAGATGCAACTTGTCTGCAAACATAAGTAAATCAGGTCTGGTGTTTTCAGAAATTGTCCTGTTTTGAGGCGTGTCAAAAGTATTGTTTGAAGTATTAAATACATACATATCAGCAGAGCTTGCACCTGATTTTTCTTGAATTACTACAAGCTTTTGCGTTCCGTCTGAAAACTGAGCATCAAATCCTGCAAGAGTATCTTTTCCAGAAGGGTAAGACACTGAACCTATAGCGGCAGAAGACAAAGGACGTATGCCACGATCTTTGGTCAACGCACCTTCGTTAAACAAATGCACGTTTTGAAGATTTCTATATCTTCTTGTGGATTCAGAAACATCTTGTCGGATTCCTCCGATAAAATTTTCTTCTTCCCAAACAAACTGTCCTTCTCTGTCAATCATTAGAAAGGCTTCTCTTCGTATGGGTAAGGACGACCATATTCAGGATATTCTGCTGAAGTGCGACCTAATAAAGTCCTAATCATTGGATCTTCTGTAATAGCAGTTTTTAAATTACCTAAACTCTGTAAATTTGTTCCAAAAAGAGTTTCCCAAATATTTTTTGGCTTTGCAGTTAATTGTTCATAAAAAGGCAAATCTCTTCCAAAGTCGGTATTACTTGCTTTTTGATATTGTTTAAACATGTTGTCAAAAGAAGTAAAAGGCGTAGGAAGTCCTCTGTTATAAACATTTTCTCCACGAAAAGTATTACTTTGACCTTGAAGAAGATGTAAGGCTTTTAACGCTTTTGTTCCTATATCCGCAGGACTTCTGCCTACCCACGGAGGAAGTCGTGTTTGATCTGTAATAATACGAGCACTTCCTAATCCTTCTGGGTCATCATCATCGTCATTATCATCTTCTCCAAGCCATTCATCTTTGTCGCCAAAATTGCTCCCCCAACCCAATTCAAAAGGATCATAAGTTAAATGATCCCAAAGATTGTCGTCGTCCATGTCAAAAAGATCGTCAGCACGATTAACTTTAGTTTCAAGAATGTTAGTTATAAAATCGTCTTCTTGATCTTCTGGAGACATTGGAATGCCTGTTAGATCAGGATCAAACATAGAGCGTTCTGGTGAACTTTCTTCCTCTATTAACCATTCTTCATATTCTTGGTCATCTGGGTTCATTTGACTCCAATTAGACCATTTTTCAGTGAATGCCTTTAAGATATCTTCTTCTAATTCTTCTTTGTCTAAATGTATTAACGGTGTATAATTAGGGTCGTTCACATTTTCTATAAGGTTTTCAAGAAACGCATCTATCTCTTCTTCATTCTTAGGATACGTGTGCTCAGATCTCTCAGTGTCTTCCAGTTGATTCCATTGATTTAAACGATTAAACTCATGTTCTTCTCCTCTTTTATCTCTAAGAAGTTCGTCTAAATAAAAATCTATTGCTTCTTCGTCTGTATACTCGCCTTTTGGGCTACTAAAAGCAGAAGGAAATTGATGGCTAAGTTGGTCTGACTCATCCATGCCAAGAAACTCCCAAATACGATCTAAATGCGTTAAGGCTCCTTCGTTTTCTTTCTGCCAGTCGCTATCGAGGTTAAACGCATCATAAAGATTTTTGTCTTCATAGTCAGGATCTAAGTTGGATTCAAGTGTTGGCGAATCAAAAAAAGCATCAGATGGATCCCATAATCCTTTTTCTTCATGTGCTTTTTTGTAACTTTCTTCAAGAGCCTCCATCCAATCGTCAATTTCTTTTTCTTGATTAAACTTTTTGGAAGCTCGTCGTTTTAACCAATCATCTAATGATTCTTCAGTTTCTTTATTATCAATTTTTGATTGCTGTGCTTCTTGAAATTCTTTTAATTTTTCTTCTTGTTCTTCTAAAAGCCTTCGTTCTTCTTCTACAGGATCAACCTTTCTGTAGTCTTCTTTCTTAAATGCGGCAGGATTAGCTAAAAACTTTCGCTCTTCTTCTATTTGTTGTTGTCTTTTTTTAATTTCTTCAGGATCTGTTATTTTTAGCGGCATATCCATGTCGCTTTGCTCTTCTTCAGATTCATCCTCTAATAGATGGCTCCAATATTCGCCTGTAGGATCCCATTTTTTTCTACGTTCAATCTCTTCTTCATTCCGTCGTTTTCTTTCTTTTTCCATCAATTCCCTATTAGATCCACTCCCAGAAGATTTTTTATCCTCTTCTTCTAACTTTTTAAAGAGTTGATCGTTAAGAACTTTAGCTACTTCTTCTTCTTCTCGTTTTTCTTCAGCATAATTTTGAAGTCCTTGAAAAATACTACTTAAAGGATTAGCAAGTATTTGTCCTAAATGTTGCCAGACAGCATTATTATCTGTTACTCTTTTTTTACCGCCTTCAGATTTTTTTAAAAGAACTGAAACAGGATCTTTAAATACTTCTTCATTATCTATAAGAAGGTCTTCAATATCTCGATTTAACCCACCCCAAATAGGAACTCCAAGTGAAAACGGAGCACGACCTAATGGGTGGGGGATGTTAATGTTAGGAGATGAGTAATCTCCCTTTTTTTCTTTATATATAGGATATTTTTGATAGGGTTCACTACGTGGCAACTCTATTCCTAATGCTTGAGCGAATTTGCTACTCATTAATAGTAAGCTCCTGTAGGCTTGCTAGGACTACGCCTTTCAGGACTACGCTGTCTCCAGTAATCTTTAGGTGCAGGATTAGGCCTTAAAATACGATGCAACATTTCTTTAAGTCCACCGTCTTTTGCTCCAAAATATCCATCAAGAAGTTTTTCAAGAGGACGCATTTGCATACTGCTAGGATTTGGAGTTCCAGTTGCTCTTTGTCTCATTCTATCGCCTGTATCGCCAGATCTAAATAAAGCTTCGGCAAGTTTTCTTTGCATCGCACCACTGGGGTTATTCAAAGAGCTTGGCCCTGTTCTTGGCCTATAGTCATTAAGCAAAGCAGGTAGTAGTCGTGCAAATAAAGAATCGCCTTTTGCCATTGCAGTGCTGTCAGCAACTCCTTGTTCTACGCTTTTTCCTAACAACAAATCTACTAATGTAGAAGCAGGTTTTCCACGTTGGTATGACATGTCCTGCATCTTGCTAGGGCCTTTAGGAAGGTTGTGTCCACCTTGAGGAAACTGTCTCATATAATTTTGAACTTCACTATAGTCTGCCATTACCAAGCTCCTCCGTCTGGTATTACTAACTCGTCATTAGATTGATGTCGCTTTTGTAACCATGCTAAAAGCCCTTTTTCCATACCGCCACGGCCCGGACTTCCATAGTAAGTTGACTGCAATTCTTTCAGCCTATTTCTATTCTTTATAGCTCCATCAATAGCCGCTCTCATCGGAACCATTTGGTGAAAGTCTTCAGGCACAGGAGAAGGAATAGCAAAAGTGCTAACACTGGAGCCACCACCGTCCTTAGGTGTTGGCAACTGCGACCACGCGGAATTAATCGTAGCCGTTGTAGATGCTCCACCTGCATAGTCAGAAATCGTCCTAACATCTCCTACTCCATTATTTGAAAGAATTTGAACTTTCATTCCATTATAAAAATCATTCCTCTTGTCAGGATTACCGTAATTAAGTTTATAATTAGGATCTGAAGTAAATGGTTTAAAGGTTGTTGTAGTAGAAGACTGCACTTCTCCTTCAATCATTTGTCCAAACGAAGGAATATACCATACAGTAATAGATTGTCCTGACGAAGGTTTCCCCATCAATCTTATTTGATCGTTTTCAAAAATAAACCTATTGCTTGTAAGATTTACTATTCCTGCACTATCGTAATTTAAATGAACCCTTAGTTCTTGAACTGGTAGTATTTCGATAGAATCATCGTCGTCTTCAGTAAATAATATCCTACTTCCAAGACGAGCATTTAAAGGAAGATCGTATAAAACTTGATCTGCTACTGTTGTAAACGTGTATTTTTGAACAAAATACGTAGGGTCTTCTCTTGATATAATCCTACATATTTCTTTATTAGCACCGTCTAATTTTCTCCAAACTTCAGGGCCACTAATAAAATTATTGTCTACATCTAAATAGCTTTGGAACTCAGCATACATTTCTGCAGGAGTCATACCGCTAAAGCCTCTTGATCTTCTATGTAAGCTTTTTCAAGCCTTTTTTCCGTGTATTCTTCAGGACTTTCTATATCTTCTTTTGGGACATTTCTGCTTCCCATTGAGTCGTCTTCAAATCCTCCTGCAGGTAGCATTTCTGATGCGATAGCTTCAAATTCGTTTTTTCTTTCTCTATTGTTAGATTCTGTTTCTTTTTTGTTAGCATCAATCATTTCTTCAATCATCTCCTCAGTTTTTCTAGTATGAGAATCAGATTTCTTTATTGTGTATAAAACCCTGTCGTCTAACGGCCTATAGCTTTTGTCAGGGTTTTCACAAAGAAACAACACGGCTTCTTTTGTAGTTAAAACAGTAGTGTCTATTACTTCCCTTGTAATAGCCCATCGCTGTCTATGTTCAACCCAACGGACATTTAATTTTTTGTCATAATCTTTTAATTTTTTAACCATATGCCAATCAGGTATATACATAAATTCTCCTTGATTAAAGTGAGGATGAGGCCAAAGCCCCATCCTCCCCTACCCCACACCACCCCAAGGCAGTGTGAAGATGTGTTATCCGTTATTCTTGAGACCGTCAATTCTGAAATGCTTAGAACCATCGGTAGTTCCAAGGTTAGCATACCAAAACAACGTAGCTTTATAAGCCGCTTTTCCGTCAACACGGTGCATTATGTTTCCGTCCGTATCATCGAAGTCCCAATCAGCCAACTGATAAATAGCCAAGTGACTTTCATCAAGTCCAAAGATCGAGTCTTGATCATCGGCCGCTCTACTATAAGTGTCACCATAGTTTATAAACGAACATGAGGTAGGACAATCAATATCCCAAACGATTGGAATACCTGCCCAGTTAATAGCAGTAAAACCACCTTCAAGTTCCATGTCGGTAGCATACCTACGATTAGCTGTCAATGTACGACCAATTCTACGGAACTGAGTTGGCGTAGTAAGCATGATTGACGTTTCGGCATCATTTTCTGCTTGAGCTTCTAAGATTGAATCGTCAATCAAGTTTGGCCCAACATCATTAGATCCATTCATGTCTACTGGAGCCGCTCCGCTATCAGAAGCATCTCCAAAAACTTTAGCCGCCCACTCAGGATAATTCCCAGCAGTACGATTAATGCCTTGAAGAGAATCAGTATTATTGACAATTTTTTGAAGGCCGTCTATCTCGTTGTTGAGACTTCCAAACCTAACAAATTTGTCAGTATTGGCAGTGCCTAACTCGCCACCTGATGATGGGTTCTCTATTTCAATAACAGTACCGTCAGCACCTTTAGATCCTACGCTAGAAATTGTGTAACCAGTAGCTAAGTTGTTTGCGTCAGTGTCAAGTGCTCCACCAGTGTCAAGAACTTGAACTCTCATGCCAACTTTAAGATAATGTCCATTTTGAACTTTAAATGTATTGTCGTCACCTGCATCAGCGATGGTTTTTATAGCAACAACGCCTGTTCCATCGCCCCAAAGCTGACGGTTAATGTCATTCTTTAGGTCACGACGAATACCATCCATTTCAGCACTCATAGCTTTAACAAAAGCACCTCTGTCATTTTTAGATGCTTGCATAACTGGATGAGTGACTTGTATTGTCCCATAATTGAAAGCGTATCCAATTTGAGATTCTACAAATGTCTGGTTTTGTGGCGTTGGTAAAGTTGGGCCTCCATCAGCATCAGCTCTAGCACCAATCGCATTTGTACCACGAATGTTAATAGGTAGCCTTGCGTGACGACCTGACACGTCTGTTTTCCCTGCATCTCGCTGTAAACGAGACATTAAAACCCTACGCTCGCCTATTGTACTAACAAGGCGAGGAAGATAAAATTCTTTAAGAGCCGCATTAAAACTACCTGCTGTCGCACTATATTGTTGCGAAGCAACTCCTAAGAAGGCTGAATCTGCCATTTCTTTCTACTTTCTGTTTCCTCCAAGCATCTTGTTGACGGCATTATCTCCTGCATCTAAAAATCTTTTAACGGTATTTTCAAAACCTTCACCACGAAGATCCATACTTTTGTTCTTAGGATCTCTAATGGCTTTTTGTATAGATTCTATTGAAGACGTTGCCCCTTCAGCATGTTGCTGTGGAGGTGCATTATTTTGCATGTTTTGTTTGTTTGCTACATACTGAGACTGTTGTTGATGTCCCTGTTGTA